AGCTGTTTTGCTTCCTTATGCCCTGTAAATGCCTCTAAAAGTGTGTGCGTGCGTCTTATTGTGCCTGTTGGGTGATATGACGCATGTGCTTCCTCATTAGAAGAATTTGCTGATGCTTCCAATGACCTCAAAGACATTCACGATGCGCGATTTGTCGAATTCCTGCTCATCATAGTCCTCTGTATTGATAGGAATGAAGCGCAGTTTGCCTGGATCCGGAGACCTGCGCAGGATTTTTATGGTACGGATGGTGTCCAGTACCACTGCGTAGATTTCGCCATACTGGATGTCGTTGAGTGTGCATTGACGAAGGGCAATGATGTCGCCATGGTTTATTTTGGGCTCCATAGAGTGCCCGGTAACATTACACCAGAGGCTGGCTTTTTCGAATCCCCTTATTACGATATTAGTGGCAGGTATATTCACCTGAGAGTTGAATACCTCATCGAATCCCCCAATAAAGTCAACATCGTAGTATGGTGTGCCGACAGATGGGTTCATAGATGTTGTAGGCAGAGTCGAAGGATTGGCTTCGTCTGCTGTTTGAATGCCTTTCAAATCATCTTTCAACATGCTACCTGCACCAGTAAGCAACCATCCTGTTGAATATCGGGGATAATTTTCAACTATTATACTAAGCCATTTGGCTTGAATGTCGGTCCCGTTATTGATTGCTCTTGAAAGCACGCCTTTACTTGCGCCAATAGTTCTTTCCATGGCGCCAATAGTTATCCCCTCATTGGAGGCTATTTCTTGTATTCTTGATAAAATATTGCCCATAATTGAAAATTATCCCCGTTTTTATTTCGAGGGTTGAAAATTATCACTATATTTGCAGCGTGTTTAAGATGTAAACAGCGCGCCAAATATACAAAAAAGGCGTGTGATTAGCGAATTTTAAGGATTAAAGTTAATGAAAGAAGAATTGATTTTGAAGCCGGAAACGCTGGATAGCCTTATAAATGCTTTGGTTGATATAACCAGTGAAATGAAAGCAGCTGCACCCGACCCGCAGGTGCGATTCGGGGATGAAGTTTATATGACTTGTCTGTGTCTGGAGAATACGGTATTGGGCGCTTTCGACAGGTAGAACTGAAGAAAAAAGAGGGCAAAGAGATTGCCGGATAACTGGCAGCCCGGAAAGACGGGCAGGGGCGGCAGGCACGGCCGGAGAGTTGGTAAATCGAAAATGAGAAAGCGAAATAAGAAAGCGTAGAAAGCCGCAGGGGTTCGATTCCCCTCGCCCCACGATATTAACCTTTAAAAATTCAGATTATGGCAAAGAACATCAATCAAGCAAAAGTAGAGCGTCAGTATAAGCAGAAGATGCTCGCCATGACAGGAAGCGTAAGTCACACACTGAACATTGCCGACCAGGCGATGGACCTGGCCGAGCAGTTCATGACGGAGGGCGAGTTGAGCAACTTGGATGCCTACCGTGTATTGGAAAATTTGACTTGCGTATGTGAAGATGCGCTGAGAGTGCTTTGCAATGCAATCAGCAAGCACCCCGAGGGTTCAAGTTCTATTCCGGGCGATAAATCTTATCAATCAGAGGAAGCATCAGTTCCTCTGACCCATCCCCAGACTGCTGAAAGACTTGAAGTGCTTGAGCAGCAGCGTAGGAATCTATTATTCTTGGTATGTCGTATTCTTCAAGCCGGCCCTGGATATAAGCTACGTCCATCAGAACTTGCAGCTGAAACCGTCGGCGACATATCTTATCTTTCTCGAGAGGCGAGAGCTTTTCTTTATTCTCAAATGGTGCGAGAAGCTCGCGCTCAAACTTCCATAGAAGGTATTTAGCAAGCCACACTTTGTCGTCTTTCTCTTTGTCATGTTCAAAGATGGTAGGCAACAAGGATGTAAAGTAATCACGCAAGGCTTGAAACTGAGCCTTTAAAAGTATCATATCAGTATCCATAAGGCTGTAAACATTGTAAACAGCGCTAAAGATACCCAATCTTAAAGAAATAACAAAATGAGAAAGCAGATTTTGACAGATAACGAGACCAAGACCTTCTTGATGAAGACATTCGGATGCAGCCGTCAGGCTGTGTGGCAAGCACTGAATTTTGTCCGTGACAGCGATCAGGCGCGCCGGATACGCACTCTTGCCCTGAAGCGAGGCGGCAAACTGACTGACGGGAACTTCATTCCGAACTGCGAAACCACCTTCGAGGAGTGTGAGCATACCATGACCTGCACCTTCGGTCCCCGTGTAAAGCTGGTAGTCCACCGGAAGACCAACGATGTGGACGTGTACGTGGACGGAAAACGGACCGAAACCTACCAATGTGAGTTTGTATCAGACTTCATGCAGCTGCAGCACGAGACCCAACAGATGGCAGCTGCCTTATAAACAGCAATGAAATGGAGTATTATGGAAAGATATTGTGCATATCATACAAGGATTTGACCTACGATGACCGCCCGGTGATTCGGGAAGACGGAAAGGCCGACTACAGCAAGAGCCGTGCGCTGCGAGGACATCATCCCTCCATGCTTTCCATGGAAGAACTTGCTCCCATCATGTCGGTACCCAATTACAAGAAGCTGGCGGCCAGGAAAGAAATCAACGTAGTGCGACAAGGCAAGGGGCTTGGAAGTTATGCACTGATAGAGATTGCCACCATGCCCCTGCGATTTCAGGAACGGATAAAATTAAAATACGGAGATATGAAAGAAGACGTAATAAGAAACTGGCTCGGCAGCCATTACCACATCGATGCGAAAGCCCGGGATTTTTACACCCGGTTCCGTTTTGACAACGGAGATACACTGCCACCGGAACACATCCAGGAATATACGGTAAACGCTTCGGTAATTGAGGCCGTGATGCGTGCCATGGAGGATGCCACCTTTATGCGTAAAGCGATGAAGGCAGGACCGGTGAACTGGGGAGAACTGGCTGGAGCCATCAGTTACTATCAAGCAGAGTTCGGCCATACCTTACCCGTGAGTTCCAACCGCTTCAAGAAGCGTGTGAATGACTTCAAGGCCAACGGCTATGAAAGCCTTATCAGCCGCAAGTTCATGAACCAGAACCGCCGGAAGGTGACCTACGACATTGAACGCCTGCTGCTGAGCATCGATGCCCAGCCGGAGCAGCCCTTCAATACCACCGTTTGGGAGCAGTACAATATGTTTGTACAAGGTGATTTGGAACTGTATGACCCCGAAACCGGCGAGGTGTTGAACCCAGCAGACTTTACCGACAAGGATGGAAATCCGCTGGTGTTAAGTCCGGCCACGGTAGCCAACTACCTGAACAACCCCAAAAACAAAGCCCTTAGAGCCAAGCTTCACATGAGCCAATGGGATTTCAACAACGCCTACCGCCCCTACCATCTGCGCAGCATCGGTGAGTTCTCATTGAGCAAGGTGAGCCTTGATGACCGCGACCTGCCTCGCCCGATGAAGGATGGCAACCGTGTGAAAGCCTATTATGCCTACGATGTGGTGAGCGGCGCTGTGGTAGGATATGCCTACAACCGGTACAAGACTACCGAGTTGTTTTTGGACTGCATGCGAAACATGTTCCAAACCCTGGACCGGAACGGCATGTATATCCCCGCCGAGCTGGAAGTGGAACACCACCTGGTAAGTGACTTTGCCGACGGCTTGATGCAAGCCGGTACCGTCTTCCCCTTGATACGCTGGTGTAACCCCGGGAACTCGCGTGAAAAACGTGCCGAGCACAAGAACCGCGAAAAGAAGTACGGCGTGGAGAAACGCACGCAGGTAGGTATTGGTCGCTGGTGGGCTAAGCTGGAAGCCAACCGCCCGAAGGAAGAGAAGGTGTATGACGAAAAGAACAACACCTACAAGGTGAAGACCTACAGCTATGAAGAACTGGTAGCCGATGATATACGCGCCATCCAGACCTTCAACGCGCAGCCTCACCCCAACCAAAAGCGCTATCCGGGCATGAGCCGATGGGATGTGCTTTGCGCCCACCAGAATCCGAACCTTGCGCCTTGGGACAAGGCCGTTCTTTACCGGTTCATCGGACAGCACACCGAAACAACCATCCGGCAGAACACCTACTGCACGGTGATGTACAACCAATACGGACTGCCCAGCCCGGAAATCATCGAAAAGCTGGAGCCGAGGAACTACAAGGTAGATGCCTATTATCTGCCCGATGCCGACGGAACCATCAACGAGGTATATATCTACCAGAACGGACGATATATCGCCACATGCAAGCCCGTAGCCCGTTACAATGAGAATACAGCCGAGCAGACCGAGTACGACAAGGCAGCCTATACCGAACAGTCCAAGTATGTAGCTCAATTCGACAAGATGATGAAGGACGGAAAGATCAAGCGTGTGGGCATCCTTGCCAAAGAGGAAGCGAAACTGATAACAGAGGTACAGGCTGAAGCCGTTCCCCTTCCTACCCAAACCGAGGAAGAAGATTACTCAGCCTATATGGACATCAGTGCCTTCGAGCATGATGCAGTAGCCAAGATATAATTAACGACGTTAGAACGAATTTAAAACAGCATTCAAATGGAAATAACAAATGAAGTAAAGCAACGTATTGTGGCAGCGATAGCCGCCGACCGTGAAAATTATCCCAGTGACAACCGCCATGCCACGGCACTGGGCATAGCCCCCAGCGTTTACAATGCCATCAAGCGGGGCAATTATGAAAAGCAGGTCAGTGATGCCAACTGGGTAGGCATAGCCCGAAGACTGGGCGTGCAACTGCGTACAGAAATGCCTTGGCTGGCAGCACAGACCCCGACCTACGTGTTTGTGAGCAAGCAGCTGGAAGTGTGCCAGGGAAGCGGGCTGAGCGCCATCCTGTGCGATATGCCTAATATCGGCAAGACCTTTACAGCGAAAGCTTACGTGAAGCAGCACAAGCACGCCGTATATGTGGACTGCAGCCAGGTGAAGACCAAGTTGAAGCTGATACGCTACATTGCCAAGGAATTCGGTGTGACCAGCAACGGACGCTACAGCGACGTGTATGAGGATCTGGTGGCTTACCTCCGCACGATAGATACGCCCCTGGTTATCCTGGATGAAGCCGGGGACCTGCAGTATGAAGCCTTCCTTGAACTGAAGGCCCTGTGGAACGCCACCGAGCGCTGCTGTGCGTGGTATATGATGGGTGCAGACGGGCTGAAGGAAAAGATCAACCGCGCCATCGAAGGCAAGAAGGTGGGCTATACCGAAATGTTGAGCCGCTACGGTGACTCCTACAGCAAGGTGACCCCGGATGATGCGCAGGAACGTGAAAAGTTTCTGAAGGCACAGGCTGCCATTGTAGCCAAAATCAATGCCCCGGACGGTTCCGACATTGCCAAGATTGTTCACAGCACCGGAGGCGGCTTGCGGCGCGTATATACCGAAATCGAAAAATTAAGGAGGATGCAAGCATGAAACTGAAAAGAGCCTACAGCCCCGGTGAGGTGCTGAATATGAAAATACCCCGGTATGAGTTTACCGGGGATTGGCAAGCCTCGATAGGCAACCCTGCCAAAAGCGGCGTGTGGATTATCTGGGGTGCCAGCGGGAACGGAAAGAGCAGCTTTGTGATGCAGTTGGCCAAGTACCTGTGCAGCTTCGGACGTGTCATCTATGACAGCCTGGAAGAAAGCACTGGCCTTTCGTTCCAAATGAGCCTGAAACGGCATAAGATGGACGAAGTGCGCAAGCGGTTGGTTATCCTTGACCGCGAGTCGATGGACCAGCTGGAGGAACGTCTGCAGCGCCGGGGCAGTCCCGGCATCGTGATTATTGACAGCTTCCAATACAGCGGCTTGAACTACAAGACCTACAAGGAGTTCAAGGAACGTCATCCCAAGAAACTGTTTATCTTCATCAGCCATGCCGAGGGACTTCATCCGGCAGGTAGAAGCGCCCGCAAGGTGGAATATGATGCCGATGTGAAAATCATGGTAAGCTGTTTCAAAGCCTGGTGCAAAAGCCGCTTTATGGAAAAGCCCGGTGAACCCTACGTGATATGGGAAGAAGGTGCTGCCAAAACATTGAAGGACGATAATATAGAGGATTATTTGAATGATGGAATGGGAGAATAAGCTGTACCAGATACTCCTGAAAGGACAGGAGGCGGAGGCCGTGGTGGACGATTGGGTAGAGCGTAACATACAAAGCGACCTCCGTCTGCGCAGGGCCAAGACAAAGGGACACGTAGTGATAGAAACCAGGGATGTGATGTTTGCCCGGAATATCCAGGTATGGCATCCGTCCTGCCAAATAAACATTAAAGATTTGAAGTGATGGAAAAGAAAGAAGAAAAGAAAGTGTGCTGCATCTGCGGCAAAGAGTATGAGGGCTACGGATACAATCCGTTCCCGGTGAAAGAAGAAGGCTGCTGCTGCCAATCGTGCAACTACAGTGTGGTGGTTCCAGAACGGTGGGAACGACACAAGGCTTTTCAACGTGGTGAAGTGACCGGTGCCGGGAAAGTGTACATCAGCGGAGCCATCGCGCACTATGATATGAATGAGCGCAAGGAAGCCTTCAGCCGTGCCGAGGAGAAACTGATGGCACAAGGCTATGATCCTGTAAACCCTTTCAGGAACGGATTGCCGGATGAAGCTCATTGGAGAGCCCACATGCGGGCCGACATTGCCCAGTTGCTGGCTTGTGACTATATCTATATGCTGAAGGACTGGGAACTGAGCAAGGGAGCCAAACTGGAACTTGACGTGGCCAGTTCGTGTGGCATTAAAGTGTTGTTTGAATAAAATTAGTCGATATGGGAAAAATAAAAATGGAAACCGGTGTTGTGGTGATGAAGTTGACCGCTACGGTATATAGAGGAACAATTCGTGAAATCCAATCTTCACGCATAGTTTTTTGCGGGGAGTACAATAAAGAAATACTTTCTAAAATGGGTGATGAGTTCAAAAAGATATTTGCTAAGCAAATTGAGGCTGAATACAAAGGTAAATCAGTGAAGCCGGATAAGATAATTTATCGTGTCAGTACCAAATCAACGGAATGTGAAATGATTCTTAATGGTAAATGACATGGCACAGGAAGTAACCAATTTCGCCCGGTTCTACGCATTGTTCAACAAGCTGCCCTGTACAGGAGACCGGGAAGGGCTAAAGAAGCAAATCGTTCTGCAGTACACGTGGGACCGTACGGAAAGCCTCCGTGAAATGACTTCCAAGGAATATGAAGCCTGCTGCTGTGCCTTGGAGAAACTGACCGGGCAGGATGAATGGCGGCAGAAACTTCGCGAGGAACTGCGACGGAAACGCAGCGTATGTCTGAAGCTGATGCAACAGTTGGGTATAGACACCACTGACTGGAACCGGGTGAACGAATTCTGCAACAACCCTCGGATAGCCGGCAAACCCTTTGTTCAGATTAGTACAGCGGAGCTGGAACAACTGGCCATCAAACTGCGGGCTATCCAACGAAAAGGAGGTTTAACCGATAAATAGAACAATATGGATAAAAAAGCACATGAAGCGCTTGAGCGCATAAGAAAAGACGTGACTCTTACGACATCCGATCTGGAGAACCAGGATGCAGCGGAGTTTTTCAACGAGCTGGCTGACTGGGCGTATGCCAACGGGGAGGCCATGCTGATAGACGATGAACCAGAATCGCAGGATAACGAGTAGGAATAAAAACAAGTAATGAACATTCAAAATGATTTAAACATGGAAAAGAACAATCAAAGTGTGGACGTCAAGTCCCTGAGTAAAGAACAGCGAGCAGCCCTGATGGCCCAGCTGCAGCAAGAAGAGAAAGAAGACCGCATCGCCCGTCGTGAAACTTACGAGGCATTACGCGGTGAGTTTATGCACGAAGTAAAGGCCAACGTCCTTGAGATGGTGAATGCCGTGACCGGGTTCCGCGGATGGCTGGAAAAAGAAGCCGATGCCTTTACCAAGGTGATGAAGGAATACGGCCAGGTGAAAAGCGACGAACAGCGCAGCTACACCATTACGGACGGAGACTTCCGGCTGGAGGTGAAAAGCAACAAGGTGAAAGGCTTCGATGAACGAGCCGACATGGCAGCCGACCGTCTGATTGACTACCTGAAGCGCTACATGCAGAACAGTGAGAAAGGTTCGGATGATCCGATGTATCAGATGGCCATGACCCTGCTGGAGCGCAACAAGATGGGCGATCTGGACTACAAGAGCATTTCGAAGCTCTACGAACTGGAAGACAAGTTCGATGAAGAGTACGCAGACATCATGCGCCTGTTCAAGGAAGCCAACGTGGTGCAGCGCAATGCCACCAACTACTACTTCAGCCGCCGTAACCCTGAAAACGGTGTATGGACCCGCATTGAACCCAGTTTCTGCCGTTTGTAACCGGAAACCGTTAACCCTGTAAACAGAAAGCGCCGCAGTTGTTATAATTGCGGCGCTTTTGTTCTTAAATTCGATGAAAATCAGCTATTTTTGTAAGAGAAAACAAGTATATGGGCAAAGGACGGGATAAAGAATTGATCAAGCTGCGTGACGAGGCACTGTGCCGCCGTTACTACTATTGGACAGAAATACAGCGGTTGCGGTTCGACGATGCTTTAAAAGTGTTGTCGGAGCGCGAATTCTTTATATCCGAGGAGCGTATCATGACCATAATCCGCCGGAAATCACGTGAGGGAACAGACTACAATCTGAAGCCTGTTCCCAAGGTGAAAGCCCCCCGCCTGACCGCTGCCCAGCTTGAGCTATTCCCCGTAAGATGACGGCATGGCCGATTCATCGTGCAGGGTGAATGAGAATGTCATTTCATAGACCTTGATGTAATGTGGCATGGCATACGAGCGGCTTTTCTCGCGTACCAGTGGCGAAGCGTTGTCCGTGCATTGCAGGCACTGCAGTGACTTGTATAATTTACCGGCCAGCTGCTGCCTTTCCCTTACCTTGTCATACGTGCCGGATGCGTAGCTCGTATCGTCGTAACAATCGATAGCCAGCCGGACGGTCAGCATGGATTCGCTTTTCTGTACCCCATATCCAAGGTCGTGCCAGTCGGAACTGGCATTTCCAATCAATACACAAGGGAAGGTGACCGGGTACTGGTCTTCTTCTGCCCCCATTTCCAATTGTCCGTAGTCCTCATCAATGAGCGAGAGTTCCGGCATTTCCTGTGCAATCTGTTCCATGATTGCGATAAAAATTTCGTCCATATCGTTATTCGTTTAAAATGTTGGTAATTTCCTGCTCCACCTTCTCCCGTATGCGGCTGTTCAATTCTTCGCTTTCGCCCATGAACTGGCGCTGCGGGATGCGGATGTGCAGTTTCTTTTTCTTGGTAAGTGCCATGTTCTTCCAGAACTGTGCCTGTGGATTCAGTTCCTTCGGTTTGGAACGCCGTTTAACACGTTTCTTTTGCCCTGTGCCGGCTTTTTTCCTTTTCCCCGAAGCCTTATAGAACTTTGCCCATGCAAAGCGTCTCATGCGGTCTGTGACGGTAACATCGATTTCCCCTCCCCAGTTGTGGACGGGCGCATAGACCACCTCGTTGAACACCCTTACCCGGTAGTCGGTGGGTGTATATCCGACCGATTTGAACAGATGCTTCCTGCCGGAGAGCAGCGTTCCATAATTGCTGGCGGCATCGGTACCTCCCGAGGACAGCCGTTTGGATTTTGGCCAAGGGTGAAGACCGCCATTAACAAAACCACCCTGGCGGAAGTTATCCTGGAAATGGTCTTTGGCCATACGTCCTACCATGACCGGCATTTTGCGCCGCATCATGCTGTCCAGTCTGTCACGTTTCCGCTTTATCAGTTCTGCAAAATCTTTTATGTCCATAATCATTAGTAATTCAAGAATAATTTATAACTTTGCAACCAAGGCTTCCAATATGCCTTTTATGCATTATGAATATACCGGAACAAGTAAAGAATGAGGCCCGTACGCTTATTGAGCAATACGGTGACACCTTCGAATACCTTGGTATTTATGAAGGCCAGGAAGCCTATGTATTCAAGTTCCCAGAAGACTCCTGTACCGGTTATCCTTTTGTTTACCTGTATGACGGTAAAGAAGCAACCGAAATAACCGGTCCGTTATCTATTGACATTATCGATTCATGTGTCGAAAATATCGAGGAAGGAGACATCGAATAATTTATTGTCAATTCTCAGGATTCCCCTGCAGCTGTGGGAAGTCGCAGCTCCTATTTCACATAAATATTTCACGTCTTTCCATTCCATTCCAGAACCGGCAGAATTGTCGCTTTGGGGTTCTATGTACCTTAGTTTGCCGTCTGCGAACCGCTGCAGGATTGTAGCATGTCCGCCCCCGCTTTTCCAACCGATACTCAATTCATACACGCCTTCTTCCTTGCATACTTCATTGAAATACTCCATGTATCTTTTAGGCGTCATTTTCAGGTATCCTTTGTGTGCAACCCAGTTGTTTATACTTATATGCTGCACCGGAGTACCGTCGATGTTTTTCCAGACTTCAAAAGCACGCCCATTGCTAAGGTATTCAAGTTTTGACCCTGCAACATTGCCTTTGGCCGTAATATCCCATCCCCTCAACCGTAAAGCGTATGCCGGTGCGCAAGTCTGGCAGTTGATGCTGTATGGGGTATCGCGTTTTTTATCGTAATCGCTGTTCTTCCGGTAACGGTTCCCCCTTTTATCACGATATATCCCGTTAGGATCTGGAATATACTCGTCCACGTGTTTGGGATTCGCATTCTGTTTATCCGCCTTATCCACATCCATAGGTTTCCCTTTTTTGATCTTAAGAGCCTTTTCTATTTCGAGATTATTCCGAGCAATGGCCATTTTTTCCTCTCCAGTAAGACAATCCGGCATTTCCTGAACCATTTCATCAATACGCGCCATAAGTTTATCCACCGCTTTTTTGGCACCCTTGTGGGCTTCCGCCTGATATGGATGATTGTCTGAAAACAATTTGCCGTCTTTCCCCGGGTTGTTATCCAGCCCGGGCTGGGGCTTGTTCTTATCATCTTCGTCCGGAAGCGGTGTAGGTTCTTCATCAGTGGCCGTGAGGTCACACTTGCAGTTCCAACGGTCGCCTGGTCGGTGGTTGTTCCAGAAAGGATCATCAATCGACCGGACGGTATTCCAGAACGGGCGATGGTCAGCCCCCGGATGAATGGAGGTGGACGGTAGCCATTTGAGGTTGGGCAAAATATCACGTTCACGCAGGAACTGCTGCCAATCAGCCGCCTGATGCGCCCGGATGACCGCCGTATCATACTCCGTCCGCAGCCAGTGGCGAACCTGATGAGAAGCAATGGGCAAGACTTCCTGTACCCATTTGTCGAACGGTTTTAAAATGCCGTTTGAATCCAATAAAAGTCGTGCCATGTCATTCTGCATACGATGTACCTTGAATGCCGAGAATACGGCATTGTTCCGGAGTATGGCATTTCTGAAATCCTCGTCCGGAGTAATGGCCTTGGATTTGCTGAACCCTTCCTTTGCCGCCTTGTCCATCTTTGCCCATATTTCATTGAACAGGTTGATTTCGATTTCGGTTGCCGGATGAAAGTCCCTGCTGTATATGTTCAGCAAGGCACGCCGCAGCACCTCTTCGGAGAAGTCAAACTCCATGGAGATGCTGCCATTATCAGCCGCATACAGTCTGTCGACTACCAGTCTAAAGCTGCCCCGTCTGCCGGGGCTTTCACGAAAAAACCTTTGAGCCAGTTCCGGAAGTTTCTTTTCTGTTTCGGTGTCGGTTCATCATCCCGTCCCTTATTCGCTGGTTCCGGTTCCTTCTTTGGGGTTGAAACCAGGGCAGCCTGTGCAGCCTCCCTTTGTTCAGCCTTCAACTGCTCGTAGTTGGCCGGTTTGTCGATGCCGAATTCCTCATAGAGATAGTCGTCGTCGATGGGAATGTTGAAGTTCTTCTTCAGCTGCGTAAGGATGGATATTTTGGTGCCTGCATCCGTTTCCTTCGGTTCCGGGAAGCAGAATGTACCCCCTTCAGTATTGATGCCCATACGCAGCAGAATGTCCGTCATGTCGTAATTTAACACATTCAGCACGTACTTCCGGTCAGCCTCCAGCACCTTGTCCTCCACCTTTTTATGCACCGTACCCAAAGCCTGTGTGCCTTTTTCGGACGATTCGGTGGTCAGCGTATTGCCCAGTATCAGTTTGGATATTTCATTGTTGCACCGTTCGCAGAGGCGTTCATAGACATCGGCCGACCCCGTTTTGTTGCCGGCTTCCGTGAGCTTTAGTTCCGTGTCCTTGGCGTGGAAGAACTGCGCCAGACTTCCGGCATTGGCCGCATCCTCCATGGCCCGCTGGCGTGACTCGTCGTCATCGGAATCATAGATATATTCCTGGATAGGCATGCCGAATACCTCGGAGAACTGTGCCCAGTCGCCCGTGGTGTTACGTTTGTAGATGACCCAAGGTGCAGCCTTGGCCAACAGTCCCAAATCGGACGGAGAGCCCACAAAAAGCAGGTCGGTATATTCATCCCATGAATGGCCGGTGATGTCTGTCTGGTGCCGCAAGATGAGTTCCCTGACCGGATCCACATGCTTACGCGGTACCAGGTCGTAGTCCACCCATTCCTGCAGCTTGTAGAACTGGCAGAGTGAAAAGCCCCAGAACTTGGCATCGAGGATGTCACCCACCAGCCGGTTGAACCAGGGCGACTGAATCTGCTCGTTGATTTTATCGTTGGGCTTCCCGTCCACCCGGAATTCCATGTTGGAGCACAGCACGGCATTCTTTCGCTTTTCAAGCACACAGGAAAGGTGGGTATCCATCAGAATGTCCTCGTAGAGGTCATAAAGTTTGTAACGTCGCGAGAAATCGACATTCTCGGCCGCCTTGATGGCTGCCATGTAGTCGGCAATGTCCAGTCCGAAGCGTTTGGGCTGTGTGAGCACAATCACATTCGGTTTCTTTTGTCCCGGCAACGCGAAATTCCCCCCTACGGTGATGATGCCGGCTTTGTTGTTTTTTCTGTTTTTCTTCTTCATACTGCTTGCTTTTTACCAGTGGTTCGTACGTTTGCGGTTGCTTTGAATGCGGAAATCCGATCTGCCTGCCCTTTGTTCTTCGGGTAGCAGCGGAGCCCCTTCGATTGATATATCCTCGTCGGCCACCGCCTTCATCCATTCCACAGCCCGTTCGTATCGGTCCTTGCGTACCTGGGAAAGTTTCTGCGGGTTGTGGATGCAGAAGATGTGATAGACCGCCATGTCGATGACCATCATCAGCACGAGCTGGTTCCGGTTCTCGCCGGTAACTTCGAAGATTTTGTTGCAGTCGTAACGTTTGCCCAAGTAGCATCGCATTTCGGCAATGGCCCTGTCCTCGCAAACCTCAATGACCGTTTCGTCTTCGCGTACCAGTGCGTCGAGAATGTCGCGGTGGATACTCGCATCGTAATCGGTGAGTTCTACAAATTTGCTCATAGTCCTATTGTTTTAGAGTTGTCATAATCTTTTCTTGTTCCGTTTTCTCACATCCTTTCTTGAACGGAAAACGGGCGGTTCGATGCGCCTGATCAGCTCATCGATGATGCGGTTAGCCCCTTCGACCGCATCCGGTCCGTCGGCCGGGTAGCGCATGGTCAAGGTGAACAGCTTGAACTGGTCCTCCAGTTCCTTCATGTGCGGGTTGTCCCGTTCAGCCTCGTTGAGGATGAGGTTCCCTTCGCGGTTGAGCGGTTCAAGGTTGGCCTCGATACGTGTGGCCTTGTCCGTCTTCTTCTCCTCGTCGCCCCGGATGAACAGTGCAATCTTCTGTTCCCGTCGCACCTTTGCCACCAGCGGTTTGAACACCTGCTGGAAGAAAGGGTCCTGCAGTTTGTTGTTTTCCATGTAGCAATAAACATTGGTCTTTCCGCCAACGAATTCAAGCAAACGAACATACCAGTCAATGAACTCTGCATTGAGTGCCTGCGCCAGGAAAGTCTTGATGACGTAAAGCCTGCCACCCAATTTGCCGCAGAGCGAAACCGTCTTGAAGGATTTTCCTTTCTTCCCCTTGCTTTCGCCCGGTGCCGGGTCGCCATACGCCACGAGAAACTTGAATTTAGAGAGGGCCGGAACCTTTCCGTATGCTATGTCCTCGAAGACCTCGCCTACGGAAATGGGATTGTTGAAATATTCACCCTGTGCCGCCTTTTTGGATATTTTGGACAGTGTGCGGTCGATGTCCTCTTCCGAGTTCTTTTCCGGCCATGTGGAAAAACCGTTTTTGTCGCGGATGTTCACGATGTCCCAGGAGTCGGCCATTTCGCCCGCCCTCACCACGCAGCAGTCCTTGGCAATGATGTTGCCGCAGAAGATGACCAGTGTAGGTTCGGAAATGGAACGTGTGGGGTACAGCGCATTTTCCCACCAGTCCCAACGCTTCTGGATGATGTCCGGGTTCTTGGTGTCCTCGTCCGTATCAAAGTCATCGACCAGCAGCACGTCGGGACGTATGGCCTCGTTACGCGAGCCACGCGGTGACTGCCCGGCACCCAGTGCGCGGAAAGAGACCTTCCCTTTGGTGGTGAATTCATCCCCGGTCCATGAGCCCGGCAGTTCCTGTTTGCCGTAGTATGCCATGATGCGTCCGTTGGCTTCGAGATTGGCCCGGTAGGGATCGAGCAGGCGCACTGCATTGTCCTTGCTGTTGGAGGTCAGTATAACATTCTTTTTGCGTCCGGTAAGCGTGAGATACATGACGATGAACATGGTGACGGTGGATTTGGCCAGCTCACGGCTCCAGGAAAGCACCTCAAACCATTCGTCGTGTGCAATGATGCGCCGGATAGCCTTTTTCTGGAAGTCGGCAAATTCATATTTGGCATAATTCGGGAAAAAGAACCTGATCCATTCAATGGGGTGTTTCTCCAGATATTCCCGATGTTTTTCCCGTTCGGCTGCCGTCATGTTCCGGTCAACCGGTGTAGCCCTTGCGATGTCTTCTTTGTACTTCTCCCAATCGAGGAGAGCGAGTCTGTCAGTCTGTTTCATTGTCTATCCCTTTATAATTTGTCTTTAATGTACGCATCGGCCAGGCGTGTGATTTCCTTAGCCTTTTCGAGGTCGGCTGCCCGCACCCAATCGATGAACCCGGTGAGGACACTGATGATGTCGGCAATGCCCACTTCCTGCTCCATGTTGCGTATGGCTGCCGACAGTTTTCCGAGGATGTCCGCCTCCTTGGATGAGGGGAACCGTTCCCCTTCTGGCCGTTCGGCGATGGCCTTGTTTATTTCGGCCACCTGCCTGTAGAGGTTAGCCACCTGTTCCTGCCTTGTGAGCGTAAGCCCCACCTTCTGTTCCTCCCACTTCCCGGCCCGCACCCAATTAGAGACGGACACCCGTGACACACCCACCCGGTCGGCAATTTCCTGCTGTGTGAGGTTTTCCTTGAGGTACAAAGTTTTTGCCCATTCCTTTTTCTGGGCATTCGTCAAATCTGCCATAAATCGTCCTTTTTAGTTGTAAATCACGTTACAAAATTGCATGAAAAAGCGGGGTTTGTAAAAGCGAGTCCGCATGATGACGGGCTGCAGCGTTATGATAACGCCAGAAAACGTTATGATGCGGACGCGGTTTCCTGGTGCCATGGGAATGTTCTATTTTCGCATCATCGAAAGGCGGGGAAGACCGCAGGAAAGTGTATGACGATGAGCAGATTTTTCAATATTACAACGAGTGACGATGGCACCAGTACGATATTCCTGTATGGGGACATCGGAGACTATACGGAGGTGCAAAGCGGGCGCATAGCCCAGGAACTGATGGAAGCTGAACGCGTGAGCCGGCGCATCCATGTACGTATCAACAGCAACGGCGGGGAAGTGTACAGCGGCATTGCGATATTCAACGCCCTGCGCCATAGCCAGGCCGACATCCGCATTTATGTGGATGGCATCGCTGCCAGCATGGCCAGCGTGATAGCCCTTTGCGGCAAACCTGTAGAGATGAGCAAATATGCCCGTCTGATGCTGCACAGTGTGAGCGGCGGGTGCTATGGCAACAAACAGGACCTGCAGCGCTGCATGGAAGAGATAGAAAGCCTGGAGGGCAGCTTGAGTGAAATCTATGCCGAGCGGCTGGGCATGAGCCAGGAAGAAGTAAAACAGACCTATTTTGACGGCGAGGACCACTGGCTGACTGCCCAGGAAGCCCTGGACCTCGGTTTCATAGACGGCATCTATGATGCAGACCCCGTGCCGGCCGACAGTACGCCGGCACAGATATATACTTTATTCAATAACCGGCTCATTGAGCCACAAAACAACAGAGAAGACATGAATCTGGAAGACGTAAAGAAACGCCCGCGCTTCAAGGACTGCGCGAGTGATGCGGATGTGTTCCGCCTGATGGACCAACTGGAGGAAGAGGCCGGCAAGGTACCTATCCTTACGAAAGAGAACACCGACCTGAAGGCCAAGGTGAAGACCTACGAAGACAAGGCTGCAGCCGAAGACCTTGCCGCCCGCAAGCAGCTGCTTGACGCAGCCGAGCAGGACGGCCGCATCGATGCGACCACCCGCCCCATCTACGAAAACCTTTTGGCCAATGACCGCGAGAACGGCGAAAAGGCCCTGGCCCAACTGCCGGTGAAGCGCCGTGTGATGGAAGACCTGCACCTGGACCCGAATGGTGAAGAAAGCCCCTGGGCCAAGCGCATACGAGAAATTAAGGACAAACGTAAAAAGTGATTGAACTATGATAATTGTAAGAAACACGAATTACAGCGGCGAGGTACTGGAACAGTTGCTGACGCTTGCCGCTACGAGCAATGAGATTGTGGAAAAGGGGCTGATTATGGTGATTCCCGGTGTGGAAAAGAAAATCAGCCTTCCGCGCCTGAAGACCGGCAAGATGCTCCAGAAACGCAAGGAGAACCCCGGTGTGGAAGATTCGAAGGGAAACTTCAACTACGACGAAAAGAGCCTTGACCCGGTGGACTTCATGGCCTTTACCGTATTTAACCCCCGCACGTTTGAGAACATCTGGCGCAAATGGCAGCCGAAGGGCAACCTTGTATTCTCGGAACTTCCGCCCGAAGCGCAGAACGCCCTGCTTGCCGAGCTGGCCAAACAGGTGCAATTTGAACTGGGTGACCACTATGTGAACGGCGAATATGGGGATGATGACGACCACCTGTTTAACGGCATCCTGACCCAGATGGCCAAGGATACTGAGGTGATTGTGGTGGACAGCGCAGAATCGACCATACTGGGCAGACTGAAAGCTATGCGTGCGAAGATTCCTGTGGCCATCCGCAACAACCCCGACCTCCGGATTCTGATGAGTGTGAACGACTTTGACAAGTATGACGACGAGCTGACCCAGCGCGAGGCCAAGAACACGAGCGAAACCGATGTGAATGCCCGCCGCTACAAGGGCATTACCATCGAGACGCTTGCTGCCTGGCCCGATGATCTGATTGTGTGTACCCTCTGTTCGCCCGATGCCGGCGGCAACCTGTTTGCGGCTGTGAACCTGCAGGACGATGAAGACGTGATTCAGATTGACAAGATTTCGAACGCGAGCGAACTGTATTTCTTCAAGATGCTGATGAAGGCTGACACGAACATTGCCTTCGGCGAAGAAGTGGTGGTATTGGACAAGCGAAGCAACCCCGTGTTCAAGGCGAGCGAGAAGAAGATTTCAGTAAGTCCTACCAGCGTGACCCTTGAGGCAACCGGTGGCAGCGAGGAGGTGACTGTGACCGCGAGTGGAGAATATGAGATAGGCAGTGCCCCTGCCGGCTTCAAGGTGGAAGCGACGGATAATGGTGTGAATATTTCGGCCGGTGCAAACAGTGGCAGTCAGAAAACCGGTACGCTGACCCTGACGCTCAATGCCGACCGCAGCAAGACGGCCAAGATTACCATTACCCAAAACCAGAAAGGATAAGATGATATGGCAAAGTTGAAGTATCTGGTAATTCATTGTACGGCAACCCCGGAGGGGCGTGAGGTATCATCGGCGGACATCCGGAAGTGGCACACTTCGCCCGTGAACCAGGGCGGTCGAGGCTGGAAACAGGTGGGCTATACCGACCTGTTTCATTTGCAAGGCGGAGTGGAACGTCTGGTGGACAACAACGAGGATGCGCAGGTAGATCCGTGGGAAGTGACCAACGGAGCCAAGGGGTACAACAGCGTGAGCCGCCACATTGTGTATGCCGGCGGTGTGGCCAAGGATGGCAAGACCCCGAAGGACACCCGCACCGGCTGCCAGAAAAAGGCACTGGAGAAGTATGTGAAGGACTTCCACCGCAGATTCCCTGATGTGCGCATTGTGGGACACAACGAGCTGGCGGCCAAGGCCTGCCCCAGCTTTGATGTACAGAAATGGCTGAAAGAAATAGGTATTAACCAATAATAAAAGAAACAATCAATGAAACGAATTATGCTGTTTATGATGCTGATGCTCGGTGCGGTATCGGCTGTGATGGCCCAAGGGGCTGATGTTCCGGCAACGGACTATGACGCAATGATTGGCACCTTTGCCGGTTTTGCAGCCGGTGTGGTGGTGCTTACCGAAGGTTTGAAGGGCTTGTTCCCCCAGATGAAAGGCTGGGTGACGCAGCTGGTAAGCTGGTGTGTGGGCCTGGTATGCGTGATGCTGCTGTGGTGGCTTGATGCGGGGTTTGTGAGTGATGTGAGCTGGGACATTGCCTTGCTGTATGGCTTTGGTGCCTCGCTTGTGGCCAACGGCGTGGCTGACACGGGACTGGTGCAGTGGGTTATCGGGTTATTCCGCAAGAAACGCGAGGAAGCAGCATAAAAGGTTGACTGACTAAAAAAACGGGTGGTATGGACTTTAGTGAGATTATGAACATCATTCTTAGCGGCGGCCTTGTGGGCACTGCAGCAGCCATCGGGTCATTGCGTGCCACGGTGAGAAAAGCGAAAGCGGAAGCGATGAAGGCCGAAGCCGACGCGGAGGGTGTGCGTGTGGACAACGCGGAACATGCCACCCGCGTTTTGGTAAGCAACATTGTGGTACCCTTAAAAGAAGAACTGAATGCAACAAGAAAAGACCTGCAGGCCAACAAGCGCGAAATGGCGCGACTGCGCAAGGCCATTGACACTGCCAACAGTTGCCGCCATCATGATGACTGTCCTGTGCTTGGCGGGCTGCGCAAGCAGCAGGAAGAGCACGACGGTGGAGAAGACACAGACGGAATCGGCAAGCGCCGACAGCGCGAACGTAAGCCGACGGGCGGGACTGGTGATGGCGGGGATACCGGCGAGTTCGGTGAAGCTGTCTATACCTGCGGACAGCCTCCGTAAACTTCCTGAAGGCGCGGTGTATCGCGGGAAGAGCGGCCAGGCCAACCTGACGGTAGGCAGCGACGGTAGCGGTAACATTGTGGCCGAAGCCTCGTGTGACAGCCTGCAACAGTTGGTGCTGTGGTATGAAGAAGAGCTGGCGCGCATCCGTAGCGAAACCAAAAGTGAAATTTCAAATGACGTTCAAACGGTAGAAAAACGCCCTCCGAACCGGATGCGGACGTTTATGACAGGTGTATTGGCCGGCATCTTGGCCGGTGTGTTATTAACCATGAAATTGAAAAGAAGATGAACAAGAATTTTATGTACGGCCTGGGAGCCGTGAAATACAATGACTTCGTGATAGGCTATATCGAGAAAGGCTCGTTTGACCTGAACGGGCAGAAGCCCGAAGCCGCAAAGATTGAGGCGGAACAGGCACCGGGTGCCCCCGTGCTTATCATTCCGCAGAGCAACGGCAGCATCGCCCCCACATTCAACGTAATCCAGACGGACTACAAGAACCTGCATGCCCTGCTGGGCGGCACGCTGCACTATGCGAAAGAAGACAGCCAGAAGAAGAATCCGACAGGCTGGACCGCCCCGCAGGCCGCCCTGCTGATGCAAGGCCCTTTCGAACTGGCACTGGTGAGCGGACGGAGCATCCTGATACCGAACGGCACGCTGCTGAGCAACCTGGGCGGCAAGCTGACGCTGACGGAAACGGCCAAGATAGAATGTACGCTGGAGGTGGCTATGCCGGAGGACGGTTCGCAGCCCTACGGCGTGTTTGACTCGGGAGCCCTGCCCGAAGAGTGGGGAGAGCACAAGCTGCCGCCGGCGGAAGCCGCGGCTGCAGCATCGCTCCAAAGCGAGGAGGGCTAACGTATGGCTGACCGTTTGGAACAACTGATAGAGATGGAGTGTGCGGACGCGCTGCTTGACAGCGGCGTGTCCGTTCCTCTTAAAAGGTGGAAGCTTCCGTGGCTGAAACGCCCGGTGGAGATGCGTGTGACGATGAAGCGTCCGAGGCTGCGGGGTCAGATTCTGCTGGCGCGGGAATACCTGAAGACGGGTGTCAAACCCGATTGGCAACCGAAGGACAAGACCGAGGAACTGGCCTTTGTGGCGGAGCATGGTAAGGCTGTGAGCCGCCTGCTGGCCTATACGGTATGCCGGGGATACGTGTCGCGGCACGTGGGCATCGGGGTGACAGCGTGGGTACTGCGGAACTTTGTGGAGTGGCGTTATCTGACGGCCATGTTCCGGACATTCGAGCGTCTGATGGGCACGAAGGATTTTATGCGTATTATCAGCTCGACAGCGCGGGCGAACCCGATGACTCCGAGACTGAGCCGGGCAAGGAAGGGGAGTTAAGAACCCGGTATGAAGGTTCCCATAGCCCTTTCGGCTTCGTGTGGCAGATAGCGAGTGCAACGGGCTGGAGTGTGGACTACATTCTGGACGGTGTGAATTACCAGACGCTGATCATGATGCTGAACGACGCGCCGCGGTATGTGCGGAAAAAGCAAGGCGGCGGAAACGGTGCTCCCAGACCGGAACACAGCGCCGAGGATGAAGCGAACGATATAGTAGGATTTTTTCAAAGCAAACTGGAATGAGCAAACCTGTAGAAGTTGAATTTTTGATGAAGGACAAACTTACGCCCGGCATGAACAAGGCCGAGCGTGAGGCGCTGGAACTGCGTAATACCGTCAGACTGCTGGAGGCTGAACTGGAAAGGCTGCGCCTTGCCGGGGAGACGGCTGCACCCAATCTGGACCAGAGTGCCAATATCGCGCAGATCCATGCACTGGAGAAGCAGCTTGAGGAATTGCGTGGCAAACTGAAACTGCTGCAGGAGGAATCGGAATCCGTGCAGGTCACCCCTGCAGACATGCCCAATGCACAGCGCCAGTTGGGCGGACTGCACAACAGCATCCAGCAGATGGCCCGTGAAATGCCTTCCTTGGCAATGGGACCGCAGATGTTCTTTATGGCTATATCCAACAACCTGCCAATCTTTACCGATGAGTTGGCCCGTGCCCGGAAAGAATACGATGAGCTGCAGAAGTCCGGCAAGAAAGGCACACCGGTATGGAAGCAGGTTCTGTCCTCACTCTTTTCCTGGCAGACGGCCATGACCACCGGCATCATGCTGCTGGTAATGTACGGTGATGAAATCTGGGATTGGACGAA